TTTGGCACGGTTTTTGTTATGTGTGTGCGCCCGTGAAATTGTTTCACGTGGAACACTGCCACACCGATGCACAAAATAAAATGTTTCACGTGGAACACAACACCAAGAGTTAATAAAAGTTAAAACGAAAATAATTTGTGCGCTTATGCTTGTATGTTAGAAAAATGTTGTATCTTTGCAGTGTTCAATTAAACAACTTGAAAATATGAAAGATATAGTAAAGCATTTCATAGAGCAACCGAAAGAAGCTATTAAAGAAGTTGCAATGTGTTTAGCGATTTTCGCCGTATGTGGGGTGATGTTGTTTTTATCTGCAATCTTGCAGGGTTGCACCGTTTCAAAGGGTACAACGATACGGGGCAAAGCAACTATCATAACAACCGATACAACGGTAGTTAAGCACAACGGTACGTTGAAATTTAAGAAGTCTATGTTTAACAATTAAAAGTTTACTACAATGGAAGAAAAAAGAAACGCATTTGACGAGTTTTCTTTTGCCGCTTTGTCGGCTTTGGGTAGCCTTATGGCGTGTAATGAAGTTTGCCGCAACCAACGTGCGGTTATGAAAATAAACCGCTTTCGTGCGTGGCTTATGGACTTGAAGCCGCAAGACAACCCCGAACAAAAATTGCCGTTTGACGGCGAACCGCAAGGACAGACAGCCGAATAACAATTAACACAAAGTTTAACAATTAAAAGATTACTACAATGAAAAGTTTTGCAAGCAAGTTTAACAAGACAACTTTCGGTATTGACACAACCGATTTTCAGTACACCAAGTTAGCCGATATTTTCAACTCTGAAAATGAGGGCGGCAAAGATGTGGTACACAAAATCAATGGGCTTTATGTCCACAAATCACAATTAGGCGACAGCCCTGTAATAATTGATGAGGAAAGCAAACGGTTGGTAAACTTGCCAAGCCACACCGCCGAAACGGTACGTGAAATTCTTGCCGATGATGAGGCGGTACAAACTATCAAAGACGGCAAAGTCGGGTACACGATTTACGAGTACGAGAGCCACGGCAAGAAGTGTTATTCTATTTCGTTCGTGGACTTGTAAGAGTTTGAAAAGTTATGTTTAACTTTGTAGGGGTTGCAATGTTTGTAACCCCTATTTAATATAACAGCGTTATGGTAAAAATCAAAGTTAATTTTTCGCCGTCTGTATATGCGAAAACAAGCAGGCTAAAATTAAAGAGAGAGATTTTGCAAGCCGTTGAAAGCAGTCCCGAAATGCAAAAAGAGATTGCACGTGTTTTCCAAATAGCAAACCGCCGTATTCAAAACATTGAAGCAAGCGGACAACTTTCGCCAGCCGTGCAAGCGTTGAACAAAGGCGATATAGAGGGGTACACAAAGTTTTCAATGAGGCACGATTGGAACGCCTTAAAAGTTGAGTACGGCAAGGCGATTTCTTTTTTACGACAGCCCACCAGCACGGCGCAAGGCGCAAGGCAGTACGGGCAACACCTGCAACGTGTGTACGATTTAACGCCCGATGAGTACAACCTTATGGCAAGGAACTTGCAAGGCAAGTTAAACAGCGTTTCGGATAATGATTTCGTGGAGCGTTATTTGATGCGGTACAAGGATTTCACGGGCGAAATGGAGCAAAGCGCACGGGATATAAGCACCCAAATAGAGAGCGAAGCCGAAAGCATTTCACGGGCGATTGATGACGAAATAGAGAGAGCCGCAAATGAAGCGGCAAACAAAATAGATGATGATATAGACCGAATACTACAAGGTTTTAATAAATTCGGGTTATGAAAAAAATACCTTTTGAGTTACAAGAAAGAATAAACAGCCCGACCGAAATAACAAGCGTCTTGCAACGTGCCGTAAACGAAAAGAACATTATCGGAAACAGCAAGGGCGAAAGGTTTTACAACGTGCCGTGCGCCTTTGATATTGAAACAACAAGTTTTTACCGTGATACGGACGGACGGGCGTACACATACGAGCAAGTGCAACGTATGCAGGACGTCAACGGGCGCAATGCGAAATTAGAGAAAGCCGCAATAATGTACGTTTGGCAGTTTGGAATAAACGGTTACACGATAATGGGGCGCACGTGGGGCGAGTTTGTCACGATGATGCAGACCGTAAGCGAGGTTTTAGGGCTGAATGACAAATTACGCCTTATTGTGTATGTGCATAACCTTTCATACGAATTTCAGTTTTTGCGCAAGTGGTTTGAGTGGCAACGGGTTTTCAGTATTGATTTACGCAAACCGATTTATGCGATAACAACGGGTAACATTGAGTTTCGTTGTAGTTACTTGCTTTCGGGTTATTCGCTTGCAAAGTTGGGCGAGCAACTTATGAAATACAAGTGTGCGAAAGCCGTGGGCGATTTGGACTACCAGCAAATAAGACACGCCGAAACGCCGCTAACAGATGCGGAAATACATTACTGCATAAACGATATTAAAGTAGTTATGTGCTATATTCAGGAACGTATAGAGGAAAGCAAAGGAATAACGCACACACCGATAACAAAGACGGGGTTTGTACGCAAGTATTGCCGTGCGCATTGTTTGCGTGAAAAGAGCGATGCAGGAAAGACCGTACCAAATTGGGACTACGTTAATTTGATGCAGGAACTACAAATTACGGGTATGAATGAATTTAATATGCTGCAACGTGCATTTGCCGGCGGTTTTACACACGCAAACGCCGAATATACAGACGAAATAATGTATAACGTGGATAGTTACGACTTTACAAGCAGTTACCCGTATGTAATGATTGCGGAAAAATACCCGATGTCGCAAGGCGTTGCGATAACGGTCAAAAGCATGGCGCAATTTGAGTTTTTAATATCAAAGTATTGTTGCGTGTTTGATATTGAGTTTACCAACATATTTGCCAGCGAAACGCAAGACAACCCGATAAGCGCAAGCAAATGTTTTGTGAAAGAAAACCCGTGCGAGAATAACGGGCGTATTGTGGCGGCTGCAAAAATTGCGCTGACAATTACGGACGTGGATTTTAAGATAATCAAAAACTTTTATTCATGGGAAAGTATGCGAGTGGGTGAAATGTATTGTTACAAGAAAGACTATTTGCCGACCCCGTTTGTAAAATCTATCCTGCATTTGTACGAGAGCAAGACGAAATTAAAAGGCGTTGAGGGAAAAGAAGTGGAGTACCTAAACAGCAAGGAAATGTTAAACAGTTGTTACGGTATGAGTGTTACCAACCCTTTGCGTGATGAGTTTACCTATAATGGCGAGTGGGATATTAACTCAATGACAGCCGAACAAAAGCAGGAACTTTTATACAAGTACAACACCAGCAAAAACCGTTTCTTGTTTTACCCGTGGGGCATTTTCGTAACCGCATACGCACGGCGCAACCTTTTCACGGGCATACACGAAGCAAAAGACGATTACATATACAGCGACACCGACAGCATTAAAATAATGAACGGCAAAGCGCACGAAGCGTATTTCAAGGCTTATAATATGCAGGTGCAAATGAAATTGCGTGCCGCCTGCAAATACCACGGTTTGCCGTTTTCGCTTTGCGAGCCGCAAACGATAAAAGGCATAACAAAGACTTTGGGCGTTTGGGACTTTGAAGGGACTTATACAAGGTTTAAGACTTTGGGGGCTAAGCGCTATATGGTGCAAGAACCGAACGCACTCAAAGCAGGCGGACGGGCATACGATTTTAGTTTAACCGTTTCGGGCGTAAACAAAAAAGCCGCTATTCCGTACCTTATTGAAAAGTACGGGGAAAACGGGATATTTGACGCTTTCACTAATTATCTGGATATTCCACCGCAAGCAACGGGCAAAAACATACATACATACATTGACTACGAGATACAAGGAGAGATAACCGACTACAAAGGCAGCACGGCGCACTACAACGAACGCACGGGCGTACATTTAGAGCCAACGGGGTACAGCCTTTCCCTTTCGGTTATGTATATAAACTATTTGCGAGGTATCAAATTTAAGGACTAAAATAATAAGAGTATGACAACAAGAAAGACAAAGACAGACAAGCCGAAATTTTACGACTTGAAAGCGATTTTAAGCAAGAACGCCGACTATAATGTTATATTTGGCGAACGGTCAAACGGCAAGACTTATGCAGCCTTACAATATGGTTTGGAAAACTATATCAAGACGGGCAAGCAAATGGCGTATATACGCCGTTGGCGTGAGGATTTACGGGGCAAACGTGCAGAAAGTCTGTTTGCAAATCACGTGGCAAACGGGCTTATTGAGGAACTGACAGAGGGAAAATTTAACGAAGTGTTTTATATGTCGAACAAATGGTTTTTATCTTTCTACGATGCAGAGAAAAACAAGCGGACACCCGACCCGACACCGTTTTGTTACGGCTTTTGCCTTTCAGAGCAGGAACACGAAAAAAGCAGTAGTTACCCGAATGTTACAACGATTGTGTTTGATGAGTTTTTGACACGGCGGTATTATTTGCCCGATGAGTTTATGTTGTTTATGAACCTTTTAAGCACGATAATACGCCAGCGGAACGATGTCAAAGTGTTTATGCTGGGGAACACGGTAAACAAGTTTTGCCCGTACTTTACTGAAATGGGTTTGAAGCAAGTGCCGTTTATGGAGCAGGGCACGATAGATATATACCGCTTTGGCGAACACGGCGCAATAGTGGCGGTTGAGTATTGCAGCACGATAGTACAACACAAAGCCAGCAACAAGTATTTTTGTTTCGATAACCAAAACTTGCAGATGATAACGGGCGGCAAGTGGGAACTTGCAGTATATCCGCATTTGCCGTGCAAGTACAAGCCGCAAGATGTGTTATTTGTGTACTATATCAAGTTTAACGATGTAGTGTTACAAGGAAACATTATACAAGTAGGTAGCGAATGTTTCACGTACATACACGCCAAGACAACCCCGATAAAAGATGAGGAAAACAGACTTATTTATTCGCTTGAAATGAACGGCAAACCGAACTACAAACGCAAGTTGTTAAGTACGGCGAGTTACGTGGAACAACAAGTCGCACGGTTTTTCGCAATAGACAAAGTTTTCTACCAAGATAACGAAGTCGGTGAGATAGTACGCAATTATTTAATTACGAGCGCAAAAACGAACATTGTTTCGTTGAAATGAAAATTACGGGCGGTTTTACGAAATAAATGCCTATCTTTGCAAGTAGTAACTAAATTATAACGATATGGACGCAAATACTATTATTCAAATCATTTCAAGTTTGGGTTTTCCGATTGTGATGTGTGGGGCTTTGTTTTGGTATATGGTGAAACAAAGGCAGGCGCACCAAGAAGAAACGGAACACCTAAAAGACACGATTGCGGAAAACACGAAAGTGTTAGCCGAACTTACAACCCTAATTAAAGTTTTGACAAATGCAAAGGAAAGATAACATTTACAAGTTGTACCAGCAACAAATAAGGGACAAAGACACCGCCGTAACCGAATTTATTGCGAATACTTTGGCGAAAACTCAAAGTATGTTTGAGTATGAGGGTTTGCCCGACAGCATACCGCAAAAGGAATTGGAGCGGCTTTTGCAGACCACGGGCAACGCCTTTGTTACCAGCGTGGACGGGGTTTTGTATGCGCTTTCGGGCGGCAAAGGCGGCGAACCCGATGTTTACGGACGGGCAACGCTTTACACCGTGGCGAACCCTGCATTAAAGTTAAACAAAACCTACGATATTCAGAAAGACGGGGTTTTGATTGAGAATGACAGCAACGGCGAAAGCCTTTTGCCGCTTATTGGGCGTTATGCGGTATTATATACTGACGGGCTTATTTCGTTGAACACCGCCAGCATTTTAACCCGTATTACGATGCTTATAAGTGCCAGCGATGACAAGACAAAACAGAGTGCCGAGGAATTTTTGCGCAAGATACAGGACGGCGAGTTTTCAATTATCGGGGAAAACGCTTTTTTCAAGGGCGTAAATATGCAGACCGCACCGACCACAAACAGCGTGTACATAACGCAACTTATTGAGTTGGTGCAATACTACAAGGCGAGTATGTACAACGAATTGGGGTTAAACGCAAATTATAATATGAAGCGTGAACGCCTTAATTTGGGCGAGGTATCCATGAATATAGACGTACTTTTGACCTATGTGGATAATATGCTAAAAGAAAGACAAAATGCAGTTGAAAAAATTAATGCGATGTTTGACACCGAAATTTCGGTTAAACTTGCCTCAAGTTGGGGTTTGGAAAGGGATAATTACAACGCTTTGGCGGCTGGTTTGGAAACGGCAAAGGAAAACCCCGACCCGACAGAAGAACCCGAACCGACAGAGGAAACCGAAGAAACAACGGGAACGGACGGAAACGACACGGAAACGACAGAAACGGAAACGGAACAAACCGAAACAACCGAAACAGAGGAAACCGAAGAAACGGACGGTAACGATACCGAAACAGAGGAAACAGAGGAAACAGAGGAAACAGAAACAAAAGACGATAAACAATGAAATACAGCGAACTATTTACAAAGGGTAACGGGATATTCGCAACGGTTTTCAAGACCGAATACCCGACAGAGTACGCCGCAATTTTCGGCGATACCGACCCGACCAAGTTAGACGCTTACGCCTTACTGATGTACGGCGGCAAGACCGTTGTAAGCAGCATAACCAGCGACAACGCAAGCGATGTTGTTTCGGCGGTGATTGCGGTAAACGTGCAAGGTTGGGAACGTGAAGCGGCGGCGATGTTAGCCGATTACGATGTACTGACACCCGTAACGGGGCAAGTTGAACGGACGGAAACCGTAACTTTGCAGGAAAGCACGGACAACACAGAAACGGGCGCAAACAAGGCGTTTAACGACACCGATTTTTCAGACAGCGACCGAAAGACCGCAAACGATGAGAGAAACCGCACAGAGGAACGCCAAACGACCGAAACCAGCAAAGGAACGGGCACAAGCAAATCAATTTCAAGTGAAATTGAAAAAGAATTGCAGTTAAGGCGTGATAATTGGAGAAAAAACATTATCTTTGCGCTTGTAAGAGAATTAACAACGAGTATTTACGAATAACTAATTTTAATTTTTAGCAATATGGACGTAAAACAGATTTACAAGCTTATTAACAGCGTATCGGGCGAGGTTTTGGGGCGTACTGACATTGTAGCCGAAGACCTTACGGGCATTGTGGATTTAGGCACGGAATTGTTTAACCAAAATGCGGTAGATAATTACGTTAAATCACTTGTAAACCATATCGGCAAGGTGATTTTCGTAAACCGACCTTATGCGGGCAAAGTGCAGAGCGTTTTAATGGATGCGTGGGAGTTTGGCAGCGTATTGGAGAAAATAAGTGCCGATGTTCCCGAAGCAGAAGAAAACGACACGTGGAACTTGACAAACGGACGTAGTTACGACCAAGATGTTTTCCACAAACCGACCGTTACCGCAAAGTTTTTCAACTCAAAGGTTACGTTTGAAGTGCCCGTATCAATCACCGAAAGGCAGGTTAAGGAAAGTTTCAGCAACGCCGCACAACTTAACGGCTTTATTTCGATGATTTATGCAGCCGTTGAAAAGTCTATGACTATCAAGGCAGACGCTTTGATTATGCGTACTATCAACAACATGGTTGCGGAAACCGTGTTAGCTGATGCGGTTGCGTTTGGCGGTACGGAAGGCAACCTAACCAGTGCCGACCTTTCCAGAGCAAGCACTGCAAGATGCGTAAACCTTTTGAAGTTGTACAATGACAAGTATTTCCCTGCAACACCAGCGCAAGGCGAGGGCGAGCCGACCCCGAACCCTAACGCACTGACAGCGGCAAAGGCGATAACCGACCCCGATTTTATCCGCTTTGCGTCTTACGTTATGGGAACTTACGCCGACCGCCTGCAAAGCATTTCCACCGTGTTCAATGTTGGCGGCAAAGAACGGTTTACCCCGAAAGATATGTTACACGTTGTACTTTTGTCCGACTTTGCAAAGGCAGCGCAAACCTATCTTTATTCCGACACGTTTAACCGTGGTGATGTGCTTTTGCCGCAAGCCGAAACCGTACCTTTTTGGCAGGGCAGCGGAAAGAACTACGAGTTTGCCAGCACGGGAAACATTAATATCAAGGAAAGCGGCAAAGCCGTTGAAATTTCGGGCGTGTTGGGCGTAATGTTCGACCGTGATGCGTTGGGCGTTTGCAACCTTGACAGACGGGTAACAACCAACTACAACGCAAAGGCAGAGTTTTTCAACAACTATTACAAGTTTGATGCAGGGTATTTCAACGATACAAACGAAAACTTTGTAGTATTCTTTATTAAGTAACTCAATAGGTACTAGATTGTTTAACTTTGGCGGTGTGGGTGCAGGTGAAAGCGCACCGCACCGCCTTTTTTCTTGCAGATATGACAACGATAAACTTTTATTCATACAACGGACACCCGAACACGGTAAACAAGCAGTTGAGCACGTTTACGGCGATTGAGGGCGATTTGCGGCAAACTTTCGATGTGTTGCACCCGACCGTAACACTACGAAAGCAGCCCCGACCGACTTTCAACTATTGTTACATACCCGATTTGGGGCGTTATTATTTCGTGGATAGAGTAAGTTTTGAGGGAAACAACGCCTACGAACTTGCATTGCGTATTGATGTACTGAAAACCTACAAAAGCGAGATTTTGGAGGCAACGGGGCGAGTTACTGAAAGCGACAACCCCGACCCGTATATTTCCAACCGTGAAACGGTTTACAAGCGCACCCCGAATTTCGAGAAAGTACCGTTTGCAAATACGGGCTTACTGAATGAAACGGGCGGCATTATTATGGTAACATTAAAAGGTAACGACAATGACACTGAATGATACAAGAAGCGATTTTACGAGCGTTAGCGCATACCTTACGGGGTTTAACAAAGAGTATGCCCTAAAATACGGCGTTGACGATAACGGGGACACGATATTTTTTCTATATATAAGCCCCGATTATGAATTAACGCCCTATTCAGAAGCCACCGCACAATATCCGCACGGTTATATGTGGTCACAAATACCCAGAACGATTGGGTTTGAACGTATGGGGCAGTATGACGGTTTGATACCCGAAAGCCCATATACAAAGGCATACGGGGTTAATGTGGGGACAAATGTTCCACGTAAAAACGATACGATTACTTTCAACGCCACACGTAAAGAAGTAACACCCGAACCGACCGAACCGACCGTAACACACAACATAACCGACAGCACCGAACAACATACATACCAAGACGGCACACTATCCATAACCGTAACGGCAAGCGAGGGGTACACGTTCCAAGATGCGAAAGCAAGCTACAATACAAGTGCAGGAACGGCGACAGAAACGCCGTTGACGGTTGAGGGGAACACGGCTACCATACAAATAACCGATTTAGATGTTAACACGCCCGTTGTTATTAGTGACGAGGTAGTGGCGATACCCGAACCCGTTACGCCAACGGTTACTAACAACATAGAGAAGACAGAGGAAAGCCACAAGTGGGACGGTGAAACGCTAACAATAACCGTAAAAACCCCGTCTTATATTAAAGCAAGACTTGATAAGCCGCAAGTGCATTACACCAACACGGGCGGCGAGCCGACAACGCAAGATATGCAGATAAAAAGCACGTCAACACGAGTGACGGCAACCGCCGTTATTACTGATTTGGGCGGCGATTATTCGGTGACGGTTACGGGTACATATATACGGACTTTGCCGCTTACAAAGTCGCTCACTAATTGCACAAGCAAAGAACCGTTGCCCGATTATGTGGACTTTGACAGCCTTATAACGGTTGAACTTGATGCGAACCCAAACACCGAATTTCACACGGACGGAACGACCTATTTAAGCGTCACGACACGGTTAGGCGGACATGAAACAAAAACACCGTTTACGATTTCGGGCGACAAAAGAAAGGCTACAATTTCGTACCAGCTTGCAAATAGCGGCGATTATAGTCGGGTTAATATAGTGGGCGAGTGTTTTCCCGTTGAGGTAGTGGGCAAACAATACGGCTCTATTAACGTGTATCTTGTAACGCTTGATAATCTGAAAGAATTTGCCGCAAAGCGTTATTTCACGGACGGCGGCGAAAATGTGGATTTGGGCGAGTATGTTAACCGTATCAAAAGAATTTACACGGATATAACGCCGTTTAGCTCTGATGTAATAAGATGCGGTAACTTTAATACGGGCGTTTCGTGCCAGCAACCAGCGCAAGACAAAATAACGCTTGATTTCGGCACGGCGGTAGTACCAGCGCACAATGAGGACAACACCGACTACGAAAGCGAAATACAAATCTTTTTGCCGTTTGCAGGGTTTGTAAACCTCAATAATGATTATGCAGGTAAAACGATAGCTTTGCAGTACGTTATAAACGTGGTAACGGGCAACGGGGTTGCGCTTTTGAGTTGTAACGGCGTTGTATTTCAAGTTGAGGAAACCGAACCGAGCAGCGAAATAATATACCTTTCACCAAGCACCCAAGTTAAAACCGTTGGCGGCGATGATTGGAACGAAATGTTATATTACGGCTTAGAACCGTACATTTACTGCAAGTGGTACGAGAGCGCAAGCAACGGGCGAAACACCGACCGACAAACGGGCATTGTAGGCGATTTCAGAGGGTTTAACGTGTTCGATGATGTTACACCCATACACACCGCCGAAATGCTTGCAGACGAGCAAGAAATGATATATACGGCTTTGTCTGACGGCGTTTATATTGAGTAACTGCAAGGCAGGACAAAAAGAAAGGCGGCAACTTGATTGTTACCGCCTTTTCTTTGTGCTTGCTGATTGTTATTTGCCCTGCATAATATCAACGCCCGTTAAACCGATGTACAAGTTTGTCGGGTAACTTTCGCAAAAGGTTTTGAAACGCCCGATGAGTTTTTCAGTTGCGATAAAATCATACGCTTGATTTTTGCAGGCGATTTCTTTTGCAAACTTGATGCGTGTATCACGGTTAAACACGATTTGATTTTCCAGCATATCGGCGAGCGTCTGCATACTTTCGGCAACGCTTTCCAAGTTAGTACGAATTTCGGGCGCATTTGCAGCCAAAAACTCAATGTGTTTTTTACTTTGCAATACCAAGTTTTGCATTGCGTTTAACACTTTCTGATTTTCAAAAATTAAATCTGTTGTTTTCATTTTGTTTAAGTATTTAATTGTTTAACACGCTGCAAAGTTAAACAATTTATTTCACCTGCAAGCGGTTGGCGTGTTATTTTGTGTTAAATTATTCTTTTAACTTTGTTTAACAATGTGTTCCACGTGAAACATTTTATTTTGTGCATCGGTGTGGCAGTGTTCCACGTGAAACAATTTCACGGGCGCACACACATAACAAAAACCGTGCCAAA